CGGTGAAGGTGAAGTTATTTGGAAGGCAGGTAAGTACAGACCAGCATTAGTCTACGGATACTCTCCAATTTACGCAATATGGTCAAAGGCAATGTCTTTGTCACATATGGACGAGTATATTAGAAAATACTTCGATAAGATGCGACCTCCAAGAGGTATGTTAGTAATTGCATCTCGTAATTACGAAACATTTAGAAAGTCATGGGATATGCTGGAACAGAAGGCTACAGAAGATCCATACATGATACATCCACTTTTAGTCGAACAGGAGAAGGGTGGAAAGAATTTAGCACAGTGGTTGGACTTTACAGGCTCACTTAAGGAATTAGAGTTTATTGCAGTAAGACAGGAACTTAGACAGATTATTGGAGCGATATTTGGCGTATTACCTCTCTATTACGGAGAAATGCCTTCTGGTTGGTCACAAGAGGGATTACAGGTCACAATTACCAATAGGGCAGTAAAATGGGGTCAAGACATACTATACAAGTCATTTTTCAGGAGATTAGGCGAAATATTGGGAGTTGAAGATTGGGATTTGAAATTAAAGGAAGCAGAAGAAACAGACGAACTAATGCACTTGCAAATACAAGGAACTGAGATTGAAAACATGACAGCACTTCAGGCATTAGGATTTGAGATTACAAGATCACATACTGGCGACTTTAAGGTTTCTAAAGACCCAGTAATCGGTATGAGGGAAATGATGGAAATGCAAGGTGGAGGACAAGGCTTAGGAGGTGACGGAAGAGGACAAGACGGAGTTGCATCACCAAAAGAGGAAAGACAGTCATTCCAAGGAGAGCCAAAGAATAGGCGACCATCCGACATTGGAGGCATAGCACAGGGCAGTCCGTCCAGTGGTAAGGGAACTTCCATGAGTAAGAAGAATTATCCAGACGGTATTACACCTATTAATTTTCAAGTAGTTAAAAACACATTACAGAGTGCAGTTGATCATGGTTGGAAGAAAACCAAGACTGTAGAGCAATTGAGAAAATATGGAAGTATGACAGTAAGACAGGCAAGGGAAATAGTTAAAAAGGAGTTTGAATCAGTAAGGAGGTGGGAAGATGGCGAAGAAGGAGATAGTAAAGCACCAGCATAAAGAAATCACAAAGGCTACTGTACAAGTAAAGGCAGTGCCTACAACTGAGAATAAGTTGGAGGTAAAGGCTAAAATTGTTGAAGTTAAAAAACCAAGCAATGTATACAGTGCAGATTACAAGTTAATAGATGACACTATAGAAGAGATAAAAAAGTCTTGTAGAAAGGTATGTACAAGTGATTATGCTGCAAATAACGTGTATATAATTCTGCAATTAGCTTTGAAGAAAGTTACACTGGCAGAAGCGTAATGGCAACAAAATTAAACGTAGATACTGGTGGATTCGGTATTGGCAAGAAACTTTGGGAAAAACATCAAGCTGACGAGTTTACACACGTAGATAACTACAAGGAAGCAATATGTATTAACTGTTTTACTAAAGACGCTTCATCTGCGACTATAGCAGACATATGTGGAGAATGTGCTGGTAAGCGTGGCAGAGAGCCATTACTTGCTACAATATCACAAAAACTGTATGGTTTATGCTTTTTTTGTGGAGAATACAAATTTCAGATAGAACAGATAAATGCTAGGTTCTGTAGAAGTTGTCATAGAAAAATAGCAGATGTAACAAAAGCATACAACAAAAAAGGTGGAATGTTAGGTGCTGACCCATTCTGGTTAAGCATGAAGAAGAAACATGGAAAAGATTGGAGGCATACTTTTAATGACCCAACAACGTCAATAAGACGATGATGATTTAGTTCCAGTAGGATTCATGTGTCCAACTGTAAATATTTGAGTTTTTCTTGGAAAATCTTTGTGACTTGGTTTTAAATCTATTTTTACTATCTTAGGTTTTAAAACAATATTTATTCTATCCATAACCGTATCATAGTAATATTTTTGTTCATCTGCTTTTATTCTTCCTTTAACTTCCTTTCCGTAGTATCTGTCTACTCTAAACTCTAAAATTGGCTTTCTAAGAGTTTTTGGAAGTATTTCAATTTTCATCTTCTTCTTGTTAAATTTTACATCTTTTTTCTCTAAAGGTATTTCATCTCCCTCTTTGTAACTTGTTGCACCCTGCAAACCGTTTCTAAAGTGAACAATAGATCTTTCCATTCTAGGTCGTTCTTTCTGTTTGCTAGACTGTGTTACAACCCATAAATGACTCTCTCTGACTTTATCTGGTTTTAAGTACATCTCTAATACTGTAGAGTGATGCACTGTTTCTGTTGTTCTCTCTTTGTACATTTTAGTATATTCTTCTTCATTTTCAAAGACGTAGAATGCTGTGCCCATTATAACGGTTTAACAAACCTTATTAATAACTGTTTGTATTATCGTGATATATGGACGAGTATAAGAAATGTACTTGTGGCTCAAAGAAGTGGGGTTACTCATCCGACGAAATAGGATATATTTACGTATGCTATAAATGTGGTAAATATTCAGGTAAGGGTGTCCATCCAATGCTATTAGAATTAACAACGTCAGATCCTACATTTTTGATGTATATGATAGAAACAGGTATGCTCAAGAAAATTGAACAGAATGATGAAGAATTAGACTATGGTAAATAATACTTTTATACTTTTCCGATACATTAAATTATGGAAGAAGCATTCCCAAATCTTGGCTATGAAGTCGTACTTATAGTCATAGGTATATTTTTGTCTGGTCTAGCAGCAAGTTTTATTGGAAGACTCAAAAAGAGGCAGGACTGTCTAGAACAGATACAGAAAAACGTAGAAGAGTTGAACAAAAGGTCTTATCGTATTGAAAAGACCATTATTATACTTGCAAAATTACAAGAGGATACTATATCAAAAACCCACCCTGAACTCAAGACTGAGTGGGAAGAGATTGTAAAGGAACTATTAGACACAGATTACCCATCAAAGATCTGACAATCTTTATATAATTGGCATTTCTAGCTGATCCTATGGTAGATCCAACACTATTAACAGTGGGAGCTGCAGTAATAGGTGCAGGACTTAACACCGTAAGGGGTTATCTGCATTCAGAGGGGGACTCTTATTCTGCAAAGAAACTAGCAGGAGCATTGATCATATCTACATTTGCTGCAATAGCAGTAGCACAAACCATAGCTATTGATTCAGTAGGTTTGGTAGGATTGGCTCTGATAGGACTTTCAACAGGATTCGCAGCAGACTTTGCTATTACTAAGGCAAAAAAAGACTAGATAAGGCAGGTATTCTATTAAAACTACCTTTACTTCTTTTTTCAAAATATTTATATGCTATTGTTATATGCACAATATATGAGTGATGAGGTATTCTTTAACAAGATGGTCACGAAAGGCTTAGAGCCTATAGAGTCAGATGGAAGATTTTTCGAGGGATATCTGACAGTTCAAGTTAAGGATAAACAGGGAGAAGTTACAATAGTAGACGAATTATACAAAGTATTACCAATATGGATGGACAGGGGAGCACCTATCACAGATACTCATTCAAACAGGGTAATAGGAAAAGGAATTAATTTTGCTAGATCAGATTATACAGACGTTAATGGTGATATATACCCAGCAATCAAGGTTACAGGTAAGATATACAAGGATTATGAATTAGATAATGAGATATGGGCTAAGATTAAATCAGGTGAGTACAAGGGATTAAGTTTCGGTGGCTCTACAAAGACAGATAGAGAACCAATGAGAATGAAGGACGGTTCAATAGCATATTCACTGTCAAAATTAGAACATTATGAAGTAGCAGTATGCAGAGATCCAGCAGTACCATTGGCAGTTATTACAGATGTAAATCCAATAGCAAAGGCTAACATGAACTGTGATCATACAGGATGCTATGTTACAAAACCAATTCTAGGTGCACCAGACTTTGAGTCAGCAACCAGAAAGGTAATGGCAGAATCAGACGTACCAAAAGAGAATGCAAAGAGAATAGTAGGAGCAGCAGAGCATAAAAAATGTGATGTGTGTGGATTACCAAAAGTTAACAAGTATGAAGAAACTGGACAGTTAGGTGGAAAAGAATCAGACGAAGATATTTTAGAATATATAAAAAACCCACCAAAGAAGAAGCCACAGGGTGTAGGAGATATAGGAGATATCAGTGGTAAAAAATTTACAGGTAAACTAAAGAAACCATTAGGTAAAAATACATTTAAAAATATTGTAGCCACAAATAAAATATTAGGACTTTATCAAGGCAATGCAATTCCACTCGCTAGAATATTAGACAAGGATGCAACTAGAGCACAAATACTTCAAGACAAACTTCCAGCATTACCAAAAAAAGATGAAAGACAAGCTCATGGTGGACAGTCTGCACGAGCTAGAATGGGAACTTATTATGATGATACATATCATTCAGGTAGTACACCAAAAGGACAAGGTGCAGATAAAAAAATTGGTAGTAGAGGAAGAAATATTCAAGGTGGTGCAGGTGATGCTAGAAATAGAGGTTCATGGGACAGCAAACGAAACCAGAAGAAAAAGATACCAGCAGGAGGCGAAGCACCAATTGGTAAGGGAATGTTTGACAAGATATTAAAGAGAGGAAGAATAGCAGGAGATAGAACACCTCCAAGTGCAAAGAAGCCTTTGTATGGTGGTGGTAGAAATCAGGATGTAAAAAGACCTAAGAGTCCAAAAAGCAGAGAAAATACTAATGCTAAATTTGATTTTGCAAGACATGGAGGAGAGAATATGAGTTTAGGAGATTTAACAAATTACATTAGAAATATTGGTGCAGCAGGTGGAGATACCAGTCAATTTGACGCACAACTTGCAAGAGCAAAAGAACGAGAAAACAGTAAACAAAGAGATGATAAGAAAGCATCAGGTAAAGATATAAAGCGTAAATTAAGAAATCTTATTACAGCTCCAGATGTATACCCAAGTGAAATTAAAGGAACTGAGAAGAAATCATTGTTTGATAGAGTCAAAGAAGATATAGCAAAAAAAAACTACAAAAAGTAGGATCAGGTTCAATGATTGATCCCAATCAGGCTAATCAGGGAGCAGGATTCGCAATTAGAAATCAAGTTAAACCACAGCGTAAAAAAGTTAGAACTATGGAAGCAAAACTGGGAGATGGTACATATGAATTGTTCGACTAAAGCAAAATTGTCAGTGTCTTCACCAAAGACAGGTGAAACTTGTAACTGTGAAACTGGAGATCATGCAAACGCAGGTGGTCAGGAGCATGGTATGTTTAATCAGGATATAGGAAGACAGACTTGGCAAGGTCAGGGACTTCCACAACCAAAACAGGATAAGGGTAGTTGTCAGTGTGATGAGAAGCCATCAGAGGCAAACAAAGTCCCTAATGCAGACGCAAGACTTGGAGATGACGAAGATGAAAAGAAAAAAGCAGAAGACTATATGGGATTAACAGAAGCAGAAGGAAATATAGTATGTAGTGCTTGTGGTAACCAATTAAAAAATCATTTTGGAAAAGCAGAGGATGATGCACCTGATATAGAGCCTATAAGTGGTACAAGTACTGGTAGTGGTACACGAGCACCAAAAAAATACACAAAAAAACCTAATGCCGATAATCCTAAAGGAATAATAAGTGAAGAATGGAAGAAACATAGAGCAGCACAAAGAGTTTCTAGAGGAGATAAAAAAAGACGATTACAGGCAGATAAACTGATGGAAACTATGAGTCCAGATGTAAAATTAAATTATGAAAGGAATATGAAGGATTTGAACCCAAAACCTGACAAAAGATCTGTACGAAATACAAATAGAAAACCTATGTCACAAGAAAAACTGCATGAAAGAAAAACAAAACTAACAGGAAGAAAAAGAAGAAAAAAGATGTGGCTACAAATAAAGGCTATACTTAATAGGCTAAAAACAGAACGTGGTGACGGTACGTGGGGTATGAGAGGTCTTGGAGAGGGTGCAGGTACTACAGATGTTCAAGGATCTGGTGATACACACTTAATTTCACCTGTAAAACAGAAGGAATTAGACAAATTAATGGCAGGTGCTAGGTATATGCCACGATCAGTAACAAGAAGGAAAGAATAACCTTATATACGAATCTTTATAAACATACAAATATTTAAATAGGCAATAACTATGACTGACGAAGAAAATTCTAAAACTGAAGCTCCAGTAGAGGAAGAGGAAGAAGAGTCATCTTCAGAATCTGAATCGAGAGAAGCTCCAGAAAGAGAAAACGAAGACACAGAAAAAGCATATTTCGAAGAAGCTGTAAAAGCAACCTTTGATACATTAGCCGACCAAATGAAATCTATTGCAGAATCACAGAAAGCTGTAGTCGACTCTGTAAAGGGCTTTAATAGTAGAATTAAAGCACTTGAAAAACCAACAGACCTACCTCTAAACCCATCAGGTAATGAGAGTGGCGACGATGTTGGAGCAGATGTCAAAGTTCCTGAAGATCCTTATCCACAAGGTCAACAAGCCAAATTGGATGAAGATGGAAAGGAAACTGAAAACGACGAAGCAAAACTACAAATGCAACAGAAACCAGTTGGTAAAGGGCAATTGATTGCAAAATCTTCACACACATTCACCACAGAAACACCAAGACCAAACTCAGCAATTGAAACACTAGAGAAATCTGGTCAGGACTTTTCACCTATTCTTAAAGATGCAAGAGCAGGTGGTTATGAAGGACTGTCACAAGTTGCAAGAGAAATCTTGAGTGGAAAATACTACAAACCATCAGCAGATGAGGTAGGACAGTGGTAGATATGGTGCAGATAAAAACAATCGATGAATTAGAGGCACTTTACTATGGCTACAATCGAAATCTTTTAAGAAAAGCTGACGCACCAGCAACAACCTCCACAGCAGGCGTTTTCAACGCAATCTATGGAGCATATGCATGGGCACAACTTAACCTCGAAGCAAACGCTTTCGGAATCCTTCCAAAATATCCTTGGGATAAATCTGGATGGAGGGTTATTACTGCAAAGCCAATTCTGAATACTAACCAAGGCAACACTGCTTTAGGTGGTACAGCAGAAGGTGGTAACATTGCTGAAACAGTAAAACCAACACTACAAGAAATTGATGTTCGACCAAAGACAGCACAACTGCCTTTCTCAGCATCAGAAGTTATGGAGTGGTTGGCTACGCACAGCAAGGATGATATTTGGGGTGGACTTGGTTCACTACGATTATACATGGCAGTGCAGCACAAAGAATTTCTTAACAGAATGCTTTTAGCAGACGTAGAAGGGGGAATAACTGGATCTGGTACAAACGCTGGAACAACAGACTTTGAATCATTGGACAGAATTGTTTCATCCAATGCAGAAGAAACTGCATTAGGTGCATCAACGACTGGTTCTTATGATCCTTGGGCTGCCAACGCAACCATTGACAGAGATAGCTCTTCAGATTTCGACTGTACAGTCGAAAGTGCAAGTGGTACAATAGGTACAAACGGTGTTCTTACCGACGACACTCTAAGATCTTTCTTACGAAAGATTAGGATTGCTGCTGGTAAAGATCCAAATGTATTCTTAGGTTCTCATGAGGTTTACTCTGAGATCCAAGGTCTTTATATGCCATCTGTCCGTATTCCAAACCCATATGGTGAGGCACTCGTACAGGTAGACGTAAACGGTATACAGACCTTTAGAGGTACTGGCGTTGGAATTCACGTAGACTCGATCTATGGAATCCCATTCATTCCAAGCAAGGATGCTCCAAGTGACTCAGGCGATGCTTCCGAAATAGGAAGATTGTTTGCATTTGATACATCTGACGCAGAAGGATACGGATACCCAAGAATTGGTATTCAAATCGCTATTCCTACTGAGTACTACGAAGCAACTCGCAGAAGTCCAGCATATCCATTTGTCAACAATGCATTTGTTGAGAAAGGTGTATTCAGGACTATGGGAGAAACTGTCTGTAGACACTTCAAATCTCAAGGTAAAATTAGAGATATTAAACTGTAATCAGTTTATATCAATATTTTTTTTTTATTCTAGGAAAAGTCATAATGATAGCTGACGAGGGTTTATATACTGTATATTTAATTAAACTGTATGGCAAGAATAACAAGTAAACGTGGAACATCAACCGTAAGTACACAAGGTTTGATTTTTGGTAAGAAAAGTTCAGCAGTGCCTAAGAATGAAATAATTACCACCAATCGTGGAACAAGTGTAATTAATACTAACGATATTCCTAGAGTTTCACAACCTTCATTGAAAGGTCAGAAAATAACCGTTAAGAGAGGAACGGAAGTAATAACCCTCTAATCTTTTTTTTTAAATAAATACATAAATAGTAGTTTATATAACTTTACTAATGTTAGTATATATTATAGCTGGATTAGTTTTTGGGGGTTTATTGATATATCTTCTCAGGAGATCAAATAAGAATGATCATTTTAGTTTTTCATTAAAATGTAAGGATTGTGGATTTCATAAAGGCATATTAAAATGCGTTAATTGTGAAGACAGAAAGAAAGACAAGTGGAGGTAATCTTTAAATGGATGAACGAAATAGTGGTGCTATGGTACAACTATATCATAATGAGAAATTAGCAAAGGCAAGGGATTTAGTAATCATATTCCTATTTGGTTCTATAGTAATAGAAACCATTACTGGAATTGAGTTATTAGGCTCTTGGTGGAAGTAATCTTTATAAGTCTTTAGATATTTCTAATATCAATGGCATTAACAATCAGTACATCAGATTGGACAAACGCTAACGTGAGAAAAACTCTCTCATGGCAAGCAGCATTAGTATCAAAACTGCGAGTATACGCTATCAAAGTCACCTTCGGTGCTTCTGATAACTATGCGACCAACGGAGTGTCGGCTGACCTCAAAGAGGGCAGAATATCTACACTAGTTGCAGTGATTCCTACATTTACGGATTCAAAGCTAGTAGTGCAATACGACAAAACCAATGAAAAAATCAAAACTTTCACTGGTTCAGGAAACGGTAATATCTTAGCAGAAGTACCAAATTCCTCAGCGTTAGTAAATTCGAAAGTATTCGAGTTTCTAGTTATAGGCTACTAGAGTCCAAAAAGTCTCTTTTTTTTTCTTAAAGTTTATATAAGGGTATTATGTGTATAAAGCATGGTAGAAGATAATCATAATATAGTATCCTTTAACTCAGACACACTGATAAAAGGAAATCATGGAGTTCTGGTGGCTGTTTTTGTCACAAAAAAAGGAACTGGGTCAAATAAAATTGAATTCAGGAATGGAACTACTGCAAGTGCAACACCTATAGAATGCACCATATTCACAGCAATAGAGGGAAATTATCAGAATATTCATAGAAGATTTGAGAATGGTATATTCGCTGATTGTGATGGAAGTGCAGAAGTCACCGTTGTCTTTAAGTAGAAAACTTAAATATCAATCTATTATATTTTATTCATGGCTGTTACATATTGTACCGTTGAAGATGTATCCGATTTTATGCGAGTTCCCATTAGTAGCACTACTACTCCTACTAAGGCACAAGTTGAAAAAGTCATAAACAGGAAGGAAGAGGTATTAGACCGAAGAATTGGTCATACTTTTGGAAGAAATAAGACTATAACAAATGAAATACACGACTTGCCATTACTTTATACTTTTGGATGGGGTACTCCTATTTACCTACAGCATAGGAATATAAGGGATCTTAGCAACGCTGCTGGGGATAAGATAGAAGTTTGGAAAGGAGAATCAAACGAATATGATGATATTCTAACAGATTCTCAATGGTATCAATTTGATCCAGTTTATGGCAGATTATACTTAAGAGGTTTTATATTCTCTATCATGAGAAAAAACAGAATAAGGGTTACATACAGATTTGGTGACCTCACAGTACCAGAAGATGTAGAAGATGCCTGTATAAAACTCGTAGCAATAGACCTATTAACCACAAGCCTTAGAATGGATAGGCTACCAGTCGGTGGAAGTGCGTTGACTTGGGGTGAAATCATCACTCAATGGAAAGAAGACATTGAGCAGTGTGTAGTAAATCGCAGAGAAGCATTCCCAATACCATAATGGGTTTTCTTAGTTGGGCTGGTGGCAAACTTAAACAACTTGTAAGTATTAATAAGCAGGTTACAGAAGACAAGGCAGTAGAACTTGAAGATGATGGTTATGTTATAACAGATATTGATGATGAGGAAATAGAGGTTGAAATACCTCAAGGCGAGGATGTTGATGAAGTTCTTCAAAAGGTCTATGAAGAGGATATTGTAAGTGCACCACCACCTAAAGCTTATGACTCATA